ATGATTGAGAAAAAATATAAGGTAACGCAGAGATTAAAATCGCGTTACCTTATAGTGACCGCAAGAGGATTCGAACCCCTAACCCTCAGAGCCGAAATCCGAAAGGATAAAAATTTTCGCTTTATAACTTCTTCAAAATCAACAATTTAAAAACAAACAATTATAGGAAACTATTAGCTTCCTTGCTTTTTACCTTGCCGGCAATAAACGATGTATGTTATTGGGTTATAGCGATTTACAAGGATTTTTGAAATAGGTTTACCTTGCCTTTTTTACGTATTTCAGAATTTAGTCATATGGTTTATTAATATGCTATCCTCTCCACGATAGCAGTGGCTACTACTTGATAAAACTCTACTATATAATCTTCAGGCACAGTCTCTGTTTGATAAGGAGGGTCGTTATATTCAGGTAATGGAGCGGGAACAAGCTCGATAAATCCTTTTTCTTTTGCTCTTCTTACCAATTTAACAGTACGTAGGTTATTCTGCATAACAACTGCATATACTTCATTGGTAGGAAAGTAGGTTTGCCAATCATTTACTTTTCTTAATCCTATGATAGAACCGCTTTTGATACGTTGCGATATAGAGTTTCCGATGAGATTACAAGCTAATTCTGCACGCTTGAAATCAGGAATAGTGATGAAGAAAGATGGCTTATGCTGAGTGAATAACTCATCAGAGTTCCAACCTCCCGCAAAATCTACATCATAGTAAGGCACAAGAACATCTTTAGACATCTCATTAGTGATGAGTATAGGGATTTCTGTACGCTCTCTTTCTTCATCTTCATCTCTGTTTTCGTATTCCAACTCTACCCTCTCAAAAAAACCTTCTAAGATACGCCTTACTTTCTTAGGTATTTCCTTTTCCCCACTATCGTATAAGCTGAGGTCTTTCACGGATATTTGAGTATGTTCGTGTATGTCTTGCAGAGATAAGCCGTATTTGTTGCGCTCTGTTCTTAGGTAGCTTTCCTCTTCCTCCTCTGGTACAACTTCTTCTATTTCTGGGATGATCATAGAGCCTTTACCAGTAAGTAGCCAGTCCTTGCTGATTTCAGGAAAGGCAGCAACAATTTTATCAGCCAATCCTTCTGTTAAATACTTATCTTCCCCCTTTGTAGCAGATGATAGATTATTCCTCGAGAACTCTATTTTTTCAGCAATTGCTGTTTGTGTCTTATATTTAGTCTTGTACTGAATATAACTAATAACTTCATTCAGCCGATTAACATCAATTTTTTTTATACTACTTTTTGTCGTATCTAAATTATTTTTCATACCTTTGCGCTTTAATTAAAAATTTGTTTGTTATGTATATTTTTCCTGAGTTTTTTGTTGGTGCAATTATAGGTTTTATTATCTTGTTATTTGCTCATTTATTTGCAATGTATCTATTGGAAAGAACTAATCCTGATAAAGAATTTGACCTTGAATTCCGTTTCCCTTTAAGGTTTCCTTTTAAAATTGTTTCTAAGGAAAAAGAAGCACCTAAAAAAGAAACACCTAAATCAGAAAAAACATTGATTTATCCAACTACATCAGACCCTGATACAAGAATAACAATTCAGGACAAACCTCGTTTTAATAACACTCAACAGCCTATAGATAAACATATTGAAACAAAAAAGAGAATAGATGATGAAATAATGGTTTCTTATATTAGACTTAAGAATGGCGAAGTATATATACTAAATTCCACTATCTAATTTGTTTAATAGCAAATTTTGCAAATTCACAAATAAATTTGTTATTTCATCTTCTTTTCCATACTCATTAATCCAATTAGATATATAACGAACATATTTTTTGATATTATCATTGTCTATATATACCTGATAGTGTAATAAAGTATATAGTGTGTTTATCAATACTTCCTTTAACAACTTATAATCTTCTGCCTTTAATAAAAATTGAATGGTTTTCAGTCTGTAGAGAAAGAAAATATCATCAAAATTTTGTTTTTTTGCCCTGCTGTTGGCTACTTCATTAGCTAATCCGTATAGTTCTCCAAAGATAAACTTTTGAAATCCTTTAAAATTAGCTTCGTCATAAGCTGTTTTTTCAGCTATCTCATCCTTATAGGAATCTAATAGATCATTACTACTTTTTCTTAAATCATCTATTTGTTGTTTTGTATAGGTTTTGTGCTCATTTACGATGTTTTTTAACTCCTTATCCCGTTCCTTATTATCAATAACTGCCCAAATCTGAAATCCTGTCAAGAAAGCAACAATTATCCCCATAGTTGCAGCCATAGCCCCAAAGCTATCCCATGTAAAAGGGCTAAACCTTAACCAAAAAGATAGCCATGTACCTACACTTATCACTATAGATAATAGCCCTAACCAGTTCTTTCTTAGAAATTTTTTCACTACATCTATTTAAAAATCAATCACTTAAAAACTTTAACATTATTTAATACGAAAAAAAGTCGTATAAATTTTTTATTACGACAAAAAGTCGTATCTTTGCACTCGTAAAACGCTACATAAACATAAAGCATTTTATAAGCGCAAATGTAACAATAAAAAATTAAATAACAATGAATAAAACGAAAAAAAATAGCATTACGGGTAAGCTATCTGAGGCTGTTGCAAAAGAGATTATAGAGAACAACCAATTGAGCCTTCAAATAGCGTTGGTGTTGGAAAAGACACAAGTTGCCATCAAAGATGCTGCAAGGCGCAGAAGTGACAGGCTACTACATATGAGTTTATTACCCTTATATGAAAGTTATGGGTATTCAAAAGAAGATCTTGAAAAAAAATAATTATGAATAATACCGAGCTAAAGAGACACCTTAGAAGAAAATTAGAGCGTGTAACAATGCTCAAATTATCCTTAGAGGGTACTGTTAGAGAATTGGCAAGCGAGATTATTAGCCTTAACGAAGAACTTGCCCTTGTGGAAGGGGGCAAGTCTTCAAAAAAGAAAACCACAACACCTGATATATCGAAGTATACGACACAATTTTACGCTGAGTTTGAGAAAGCAAGGCAAAACAGCGACCTATAAAAAAAGCCCCACAACAAGGCGGGGCGAAAAGTTTAACAAACAAAATTTTTAACATGGCAAAATTACTACAAAAATTATTTTCTCGCAAGAGAAACGAGAAAAAAGTGCAAGACCAACAACTACAAGTGATTAACGGTTACTTGTGCTACAAAAAGCGCCGTTACAGCGAGCTAAACTACGAGCAAAAAGAGCAATATAACGATTGCTTTATCCCTCAAGCCGATAAACTGGCTTTTGAAAGACTACTTAAAGAAACACAACTTAGATATGTATAACTATGAGAACAATGACAAATACCGAGTTTGAGCGAGTACTCACTGAAGAACGCAAGCAACGTTATTATTATAGCGACTTGTTGGACTTGCGAGAAGATATTTACAGGTCTTTTAGTTGTGAATTTATCACAGAAGACGATTACCCTGATGATTGGTATTGCGCTATCTATTACGATGTAACGACCCGTTGCGAGGGTAATAATAATGCAAGCTGCCACAGTGTAGAGATACAGCATATATACATCAACTTCCAAGAGGTTAAGGTTACTGAAATGCAAGAAAATGTATTAACAACAGTACTCACCAACAGAGCTAATGAAGAATTTCAGTTTGAAGATACTGATATATACCCAGATTTAGCAACATCTTATACATGGTAATATGAAAGTAAATGATATAGTAAGGTTTAATCCCTTTATAACAACAGACCCTCACGGACAGCGTGGCAAGGTAGGGGTCGTAGTAGAGGTAATTAATAACGAAGGTCTTGAGATAGTCAAGGTAAGGTTCAATAAGGGGTGTTACGGACTATACGACGGCGATACACTTGAAAAAGTAACCACTAAAAGCAAAGAACAATGAAAACAACTATAGAGAAGGGCAAATGCTATGAAATAGGCGATTGGCTCGTACAGATAGACAGAATAGACGATCGCTATATATGGGGCTTTGGTGCTGATAGTGATAGGGTGATAGGGTTTATTTCACTTCCTATTGATAGCAAAGTAACTCGTGAAGTACCCATTAATGACTATATCAATTATATAGATGTGACAAGGCAGAATATAGCAGCTGAGTTCAGGTATAGATTAAGCCAATACGAAGAATAAGTAACAAATAAAATTATATAAAAATGAATGAGAACATAATCACCGTACAACAACTCCCCGTGATCGTCTATGAGCGATTAGAGAGTGTAGGGCAAGAGATTGACAAGCGTATCGCAGCGCTTGATTTAGACAAACAACTCGTAACAGAGGACACCAAGAAGGCTGTTAAGGACACGAGGGCTATGCTCAATAAAGAGTTGAAAGACTTTGAAGAGCAGAGAAAGCGTATCAAAGAGCAAGTAGCAACGCCTTACATGGCTTTTGAAAAAGCGTACAACTCCTTCATCAAAGAAAAGTATGAGAAAGCCGATGGCATTCTTAAGGTGAAAATAGATGAGTTCGACAAGCGATTAAAGGCAGACAAAGAAGCACGTATCAGGGCTTATTTTACAGAGTTATGCCAAGCGAATAACATTGACTTCCTCCCTTTTGAAAGGCTCTGCTTGAACATAAGATTAAATGATAGTGACAAGAGCTTGAAGGACATTGTAAATACCAATATTGACAACGTGGTTAAAAGCCTTGAATTTATTGAGAGCCTAACAGACCCTGACGAATATAAAGCGGAGATCCTCACAGACTACAAGCAAACCCTTGATGTAACCACCGCTATACGTAATGCTCAATATCGCAAACAACAACGACAAGCTGAGTTACAACGTATCGAGGCGCAACGAGCAGCAGCCGAGCAAGCAAGGTTAGCTGCCGAGGCAAGGGCAAAAGAAGCGGCACCTTTGCAAGCGCCTGAAGAAGTACCACCTCCAGCAATTCAAGAAGCCGACCCACATCAAGAAGTCTCTGCTCCAGCTCCAGCTACTCAAGAAGAAATACTACATTACACCCTTGGGGTGAGCGGTACAAGGACGCAACTTAGAGCATTACGCCAATTCTTAGAAACAAATAACATTAATTACAATATACAATGAGTACAACAATCACCACCACTGAAAAGAAACTAACATTAGGAAACTTCCTCAATCAAGCTAACACAGCCGATTTCCTAACAAAGACATTAGGGGCGAGAAAATCAGAATTTGTATCTAACCTCTTAGCCCTTTCAGATAGCAATAAAGAACTGTTACAATGCGATAACACCGAGCTTATGAAGTGTGCATTGAATGCTACAGCTCTAAATCTACCACTTAACAAGAACTTAGGGTATGCGTATGTTATTGCCTATAAAGATTGGAAGACCCAAGAAGTACACCCACAATTTCAAATGGGATATAAGGGCTTTATTCAGTTGGCTATCCGAAGTGGTCAATACAGAACCATTAACACCTGCGAGGTGCGAGAAGGCGAGATTAAGCGTAACAAGTTCACAGGACATACTGAGTTTTTGGGTGAAAACCCTGAGGGCAAAGTCATAGGTTATTTGGCTTATATAGAGCTACAAAATGGGTTTCAACAGTCCTTATATATGAGCCTTGAGCAGGTGCAGACACACGTAAGTAAGTATTCACAAAGTGGAATGGATAAAAAGACGGGTGAGCTTAGGGGTGTATGGAGAAATGAATTTGACGCAATGGCAAAAAAGACAGTACTTAAGCTCCTACTTAATCGATACGGGGTGTTATCAGTAGAAATGCAGAATGCCATAGAGAAAGACCAAGCAGATAGCGAGGGGCGTTACATAGATAATCCGCAAGCAGGTAGGTATGTACAAGATGCTGTTATCATAGAGCAAAGCGAGCCTACCGATATAGTTGCTCAAGAAGAACCAACAGCTCCCGCCCCAGCACCTTCAGAAAGTCCTAAGCAAGTAGATTTTAAAACCTTGTAAGCATGAGAACAAGTTTAGACCGTAATTGTGTGATTAAGATAACAGCCGAAAATCCAAGAGAATTAATGGTTGAGTATTTTGGCTTAGGTTGGGCTTTTGAATATGATGAACGCCCTGAAATGAGATACTTCCCACGAGGGGTATATAACCTAACTGATAACAAATGGGAATAGCAAAAGTCATTAATTCAGGTAGCGAGGGTAACGCCGTGATATACAACAACGCAATAATGGTAGATTGCGGCGTTTCTCTCAAAGCCTTACAAGAAGTAAAATGTTCTTTGAAAATAGTACTCCTAACTCACAAACACAGCGATCATCTAAAAATACGCACTTTGCAGCGGTTACAAGCTGAAAGACCAACCTTGCGAGTGGCTTGTGGTGATTTCCTCTTAGAAGAATTACCATGTATCAAGAATATAGATGTATTGCAAGTGGGTAAGATATATGATTATGGAGCGTTCAAGGTATCACCCGTAAAACTATATCACGACGCGCCAAATTTCGGTTGGAGGATATTCCTACCTAATGGTAAAAAGATATTCCACGCTACTGATACAGTACACTTGGAGGGTATCACAGCAAAAGGTTACGACCTCTATGCTATTGAGCATAACTATTGCGAGGAGTACATACAGCAAGCAATTGAAGAAGCACGAGCCAACGGCGAATATACGCACGCTTACGGCAATATCAATACACACCTTAGCATACAGCAGGCAAGTGCATTTATTGAGGCAAACAGAAAGGAAAGCAGCGAGGTATTAGAGCTGCATAAAAGTAGAAGTTTTTATAAGTAAAAGACATGGAAATACAAGGAAAAATAAAGCAAATATTCCCCTCTCAGATGATAGGAGCAAATGGCTTTGAGAAAAGGGACTTAGTTATAGTAACAGAAGAAACTTATCCTCAAACAATCATCATTCAATTTACCCAGCAGCGTTGCGACTTACTCAATAATCTACAAGTGGGGCAAAATATAAAGGTATATATCAATGTTAAGGGGCGTGAATGGACAAACCCACAAGGAGAGATTAAATACTTTAACACGATTGAAGGTTGGAAAATTGAGGTTGTACAGACTACTAATGTAGCTTATCAGCAGCCTGTACAGCAAGCACCACAGCAGCCAGTAGCACAAGCGGCGCCTGCACCTCCTCCACAGAGAGTACCACAGCAGGTACAACAACCGCAGCTCTTTGATAACAACGGTAAAGAGCCGAACCCTGCGATATTTGACAATCAGGAAGAAGATAATTTACCTTTTTAGTAATATAAAAAGCAAGTATCAATCGGGATAGTAGCAGGTTCGAGTCCTGCCTTGCTTTCAAAGACGATAACAATGAAAAAGATAACCATTCCGTGCAACGTTAAGAACGGCAAATTGGTGCAAAATCGCAATCTGATACAAAAGGCTATAGCTTCATTTGAGGATACGAATATCAACATCACCATTGAGAGGCGAAGCAAGAAACGAAGCGTACAACAAAATGCTTTCTATTGGGGCGTTTGGATACCTATCATTCAGCAGGCTATGAATGACACTTGGGGCGAGTTTTACCCTCCTAATGAGGTTCATAATGTACTGAAAGCCTTGTGTAATTATGAAGAGCGTCCTAATCCTGCTACTGGTGAGATACAGCGAGTGCCAGTGAGTAGCACCAAGTTAAGCACTTATGAATGGGAAAAGGAATTTAAGCAGCAAGTAAGGCAGATGTGTATGGATAATTTCAATCTTGATTTGCCTGAACCTGATAATGAGGAATAAGCAATTTTCACCCCTCGTTAAGCAAGGATAAAAACAAGTTATAAAGCACTGAATATCAAAGTGAAGATATAAATAAGCAAGTTTTAAAGTAAAATAAGCAATGAAAAAACGAATGAAAATGTTTGTTAGTTTTAAAAATAGTCGTACATTTGCATCATACTTCGCCAAAGTATGTTTTAGTTCTATTTCAGTATTAGCATTTTTTAATGTCAATACTGCAACAGCTAATGTTGCAAATATTATAGGCTATCATAACCCTGCGGTTTGCTATACTGAAAAGAATAGTAAATGTACTTTGGCGAGTAAAGGGGGCGATAGCCTTTCCTATTTTATTACTAATAAATATTTTCATTCGCAAATGCCAAAGTACGATGAAAATGTTAATGCAATGAATAATAGTAATTGCATAGACACGCCCTGCAGTGCGAAAACTGCCCACACTTCACTTTTAGAAATCCTACCGAAAGTAGAACATATCGGAATGGATTTGGAGGGTAAAATCTACAATCTTACCCAAACGAAAAATCACCTTTTAGACCTTTTTAATGAGGTAATGGACAAGTTGCCTGAAAGTAGGGTAAAGGATAGCCTATACTCTATTTTGTGGCAAATACAGACGATTGACGACTGCATCGCAGGCTGTTTGACCGCTGACGACTTCACGAACTTGGATAACCTCATTTACTACTCAAAGGAATTACTAACTTCTAAAAATATCTAATTATGTACGAAATAACAAACACAAACTATCAACCTATGCAAGAGTTAATTAAAATCACCGAACAAAACGGGAGTAAAGCCGTATCAGCAAGAGAACTATATGAGTTTTTAGGCTATAATAAAGCAGTATGGTCAAGGTGGTATCAGAAAAACATCTTAGAAAATGAGTTTGCTTTTGAAAATATTGATTACCAGACCCTCAACATAATGTTGAACGGTAACGAAACAAAAGACTTTGCCATTTCTATTGATTTTGCCAAAAAACTATCTATGAAAGCTAATACTGCAAGAGGCGAAGAAGCACGCCAATATTTTATTGAGTGTGAAAAGCAACTAAGAGCAAAAGAACAAGCGCACCACGCTCAAATTCCTCAATCATTTTCAGAAGCATTGCGATTAGCAGCAGAGCAAGCCGAGAAGATAGAAGAGCAACAAAAGCAACTGCAAGAACAAGCCCCAAAGGTATTATTTGCTGACACAGTAATAGGTTCTCAATCGTCCTGCCTTATTGGTGAACTTGCTAAACTCATCACTCAAAAAGGTTATGAGATAGGCGAAAAGAGGTTATTTAAGTGGTTACGAGAAAATCACTACTTAGGTAAAAAGGGCGAATATTATAACATTCCTAACCAGCAATACATTGAGCAAGGACTATTCGAGTTAAAGAAAGGCACACGCTCAGGAAACGGCGGAGTAATGCATACAACCATAACACCAAAAGTAACAGGCAAAGGGCAAGTGTATTTCGTGAATAAGTTCCTAAGAACACTATAAAAGAATTGTAATGTGACCATTGTGCACCCCGATAGGCAAGCACTCACGTTCGAGCCGTGAGCGGGGGCTAAAAACAACCCGATTTGAAGGAGATTGAGTGCGCATAAATCTTTATCAAATCTCTAATTTCAAATCAAAATGAATGAGTATCAAGAGTTTTTGCGATTAAAACAAAAAGCAAAGGAGCATAAAGGCTTTGCACCACTGCCGATGAACCCTAAACTATTTCCTTTTCAGCAACATATTGTTGCTAAAAACATTCTCAAAGGCAAACACGCTGTATTTGCTGATTGCGGACTGGGAAAGACGGTAATGCAGCTGGAAACTGCTACCCAAATCGTAAGACACACCAATAAACCTGTGCTTATACTTGCTCCTTTGGTGGTGGTAGCACAAACCAAAAGAGAAGCAGAAAAATTTGGGTTTGACCTTGATAAGGTAACCATTACCAACTTTGAGAATTTGCACAACATCAACCCACAAGAGTACGCAGGGCTGATCGTCGATGAAAGTTCTATAATGAAGAACTTTGAAGGGCATATAAAAAAGCAACTCTTTGAGTATTTTCACAATACCTCCTACAAGTTTGCTTTTACCGCTACC